GTGGTTAGCGTGGCAAAAAGAGCGCCTATTTATCATCCGCCACTGCCAGAACCCATTGAATCGGCTGCAATTGAGTGGAGAATACTCTCTCCTGATGTGATGCAGGCGTATTTAGAGGCAATTGAAGCGGGCGAAGAACCAAGAGTCGCGTATTATGGGCTAACTTCCCAAGGTTATGAGAATTTAAGCATGACAATGGGCGAAATTACTCGATATATAGAACAAATATTACACATTGTAGGATATTACAAAGAGATTGATGAAGAAAATGAAGAAGAATAAAATCGAATATTCTATACTTGCACTAGGCACTTCTCCATTAGTGCTTAGAGCTAGATAGAACCACACTTGTCACTACTATCTATCTAGCTCGTTATGAAAGAAACATTTATAAAAGACTTCGACATACTTTCTCAACAAGAGAAAGACGAAGCCTTTGCATTAATCAATCGTTATGAGCAGATAGATACGCAAGATGCGTGTCGTCAAGACTTTATGCAGTTTATTAAATATATATGGGGTGGTTTTATAGAAGGCAATCATCATAAAATCATTGCAGAAAAGTTTAACAGGATTGCAGAAGGCAAGCTCAAAAGATTAATCGTTTGTCTTCCGCCAAGACATTCAAAGTCAGAGTTTGCTTCAACTTATCTTCCAGCTTGGATGATGGGTCTAAATGGTCATCTTAAAGTTATCCAATGTACGCATACAGCAGAATTGGCTGTTCGTTTTGGTCGTAAAGTTAGAAATTTAATAGACAGTGATGAATTTAGGTTTATTTTTCCAGAGCTCAAACTACAAGCAGACAATAAATCGGCTGGTCGATGGACAAGTAACATGGAAGGTGAGTTTTTTGCTGCTGGCGTAGGTGGTGCTATTACAGGTCGTGGTGCTGATTTGCTTATCATTGACGACCCACATTCAGAGCAAGACGCATTATCACCAAAATCATTAGAATCAGCCTATGAATGGTACACATCTGGACCTAGACAGCGTTTACAACCCGGTGGAACTATTGTCATAGTTATGACGAGGTGGAGCACCAAAGATTTGGTTGGTCAATTACTAAAAAAACAAGGCGATGACCATTCAGATCAATGGGAAATTGTTGAATTTCCAGCCATTATGCCAGAAACTGAAAATCCATTATGGGGCGAGTTTTGGAAAAAAGAAGAATTATTAGGCGTTAAAGCATCTCTGCCAGTGTCCAAATGGAATGCGCAATGGATGCAAAACCCTACAGCCGAAGAAGGCTCAATTGTCAAAAGAGAATGGTGGAATAAATGGCATGAAGAAAAAGTACCAGCCTACAATTATGTGATACAAAGTTATGACACAGCTTTCTCTAAAAAAGAAACTGCTGATTACTCTGCAATAACCACTTGGGCTATCTTTGAACATGAAGACGATGCAACACCTAACATAATACTTCTTGATGCAAAAAGAGTACGAGTTGACTTCCCAGAGCTCAAAAGATTGGCTTGGGATGAATATAAATATTGGGAACCAGACTGTATTTTAATTGAAGCAAAAGCATCTGGAACACCTTTGGCTCAAGAATTAAGGCGAATGGGAATACCAGTAACATCTTACACTCCAAGCAGAGGTCAAGATAAAGTTGCAAGAATGAATAGTGTTGCACCAATTTTTGAATCTGGTATGGTTTGGGCTCCAGACGAAGTGTTCGCAGACGAAGTGAGAGAGGAAATGGCATCGTTTCCTTATGGAGATCACGATGACTTCTGCGATAGCGCGACAATGGCATTGATGAGATTTAGGCAAGGTGGTTTTCTATCTTTGCACGAAGATTATCAAGATGAAGTAAAATTATTAAGAAAAAATAGAGTAGTGTATTATTAATGATAGTTTTTTTAAAAAAAATAAAGTCTTATTTTTCACCCCCAAGAGACAAAAAAGCCAAAACATTGGTTTTCCCGCCTTATGTGGATCTTCGTATGACCAAAAAGATGCGAAACACGCTTCTAAAATGATAGACTATATTTAATATGGTCGTAGAGAGAAAATTAGGCACAGAAAATGATCCAGATATTATAGAGTCTGGCTCTAGCATTGAAATCATACCAGAACAAAGCAGACAAGAAGCGCTAGAAGAAGCGTTAAGCATTGTTGTGTCTGGTGATGATGTCATCTTAGATGGAGAAATGACTGAAGAAGAGCCTGTAGAAGAAGATTTTTTTGCAAACCTCGCTGAATCATTAGACGAAGAAACGCTTTCCAAGCTCTCATCTGACCTATGCAGCTCAATTAAAAACGACCTAGATTCGAGATCAGAGTGGGAAAAAACCTATATAGATGGCTTGAAATACTTGGGCATGAAGTTTGATGAAAGTCGATCACAACCATTTGAGGGGTCTAGTGGTGTAATACACCCAATACTTGCTGAAGCTGTTACACAATTCCAAGCGCAAGCCTATAAAGAGCTTTTACCAGCTAAAGGTCCAGTTAAAACTCAAATTATCGGCATGAGAACTGCTGAAACAGAATCACAAGCTGAAAGAGTGCAAGAGTTTATGAATTATTACATTATGAATGTAATGCAAGAATACGATCCAGAGCTTGACCAGTTGCTCTTTTATTTACCATTAGCTGGTTCGGCATTTAAAAAGATATATTTTGACTTTGTATTAAAAAGAGCAGTCTCAAAGTTTATTCCACCTGAAGATTTGATTGTGCCTTATGAAGCACCAGACATGTATTCAGCAGAAAGAGTTACACATGTCATTAGTATGTCCAAGAATGAAATTAGAAAACAACAATTATCTGGTTTCTATGCAGATGTGCCAATACCAGATGAATCTTACGAAGAAAGAAGCGAAATAACAACTGAAATAGATGAAATAGAAGGCGTAGCCCCAGATTATACAGAAGACAGGAACAGAACCATATATGAAGTGCATACCATCTTGGACCTAGAGGGCTATGAAGACATAAGCATAGAAGGAGAGCCCACTGGTTTGAAATTGCCTTATATTGTGACTATAGACGAACAAGCCAACACAGTGCTTGCTATTAGACGAAACTATAACCCAGAAGACCAAGATAAAAATAAAATTGATTACTTTGTTCAATATAAATTCCTACCCGGTTTAGGATTTTATGGTCTAGGTCTTTCTCACATGATTGGCGGTATTTCTAAGGCATCAACATCAATACTAAGACAACTGATAGACGCTGGAACACTCGCCAACTTGCCTGCTGGTTTTAAAGCCAGAGGTATGCGTATCAGAGATGAAGCAGATCCATTACAGCCCGGTGAGTTTAGAGACATCGACACGACTGGCGGATCTCTTAGAGAAAATTTAATTCCATTGCCTATTAAAGAGCCTAGCAATGTATTGATGCAATTACTTGGTTTATTGGTTGATTCTGGAAAAAGATTCGCAGCTATTGCTGATATGAATGTAGGTGATATGAACCAAGCGATGCCTGTGGGCACGACTGTTGCACTATTAGAGCGTGGAACCAAAGTTATGTCAGCTATACAAAAGCGGTTGCATTATGCACAAAAGGTTGAGTTTAATTTGTTGGCTGATGTTTTTGCTGACTATTTACCACCAGAATATAATTTTGAGACTGGCTCTGGAACCAGAGACATTAAAATTAGTGATTTTGATGATCGTGTCGATATTGTTCCAGTGTCTGATCCCAATATATTTTCACAAAGTCAAAGAATTACAATGGCACAAGAGCTCTTACAAATGGTTCAATCTGCACCAGAAGTGCATGGACCAATGGGTATTTTTGAAGCCTATAAGAGAATGTATGGAGCTTTAGGAATAGATAACATTGAGTCTTTATTACAGCCACCACCAGATATGACACCTAAACCGATAGATGCTGGTATTGAAAATAGTGGTTTATTACTAGGACAACCAGCTCAAGCGTTTGCTCCACAGAACCATGAGTCACATGTTAGTGCTCATCAGAGTTTATTTTTAACACAGGTGGTACAAGACAACCCACAATTCCAGTCAATTATTATTAGTCACGTTATGCAACATCTTCAGTTTTTGGCGACACAGGTTGCCGAACAACAAATGCCACCAGAAATGCAAGAAAGAATGATGATGTTACAACAGCAGATGCAACAAGTAACACCAGAAGAATCCATGCAAATCCAACAAGAGCTACAAATGATGTTGGATCAAATGAGCTCACCAATACTTGCGGAGCTCACTAATCAGTTCTTATCTTCGATAGGACAAGCAGATCAAGGCGATCCACTGGTTGCTATCAGACAACAAGAGTTAGAGCTAAAAGATAAAGAGCTCAATATGGAACAAGAGCAGTTTATTGGTAAGCAACAGCAAAAACAACAAGAGCAAGCAATAGACGCACAAATGACACAAGAACGAATTGATGTGCAAAAAGCAATTGCTGATGATAAGCTACAATTGGGTCTTGATAGATTAGAACAACAAGCAGAGTTGAAGCTGCTTGAATTAGAACAACGATTTGGGAGAAATTAAGTGACGACATCTTACATAAAAGAAGCGGTAATTAAACTGCGTGAACAAAAAATAGCTGACAGAAAACAAGAAGTTATTGATACAGAAAAAGAAGCAACGCAAAAAGCTGAAGCTCATGCTAAAAATGAAGCAAGGATTGCCAAGAAAATGGCTAGAATAGCTAAAGAGTCTGGAGTGGCAGAAAAAATTGTTGAAGAAGTTAAGCCAAAAGCTAAGAAGGCTGTGAAGAAAGCAGCTAAGACAATTAAAAAAGCAGTGAAAAAGAAAAAAAGTGCCTCTAAAAAAGGGTAACACTAAAAAAACGATTTCGAGCAATAAATAAATGGACTCAATTGATTTTGCTGAACAGCTCAACAAAGAGCTTGATAAAGAGCTTGAACAAATCAAAGACACCTATATGAGTGGCAGCCTCAGCGACATGGAACATCACAAATATTTGCAAGGTAAGCTCGAAGAGATATACAATATACAAGATTTTATAAAAAATTACTTTAATAGAGAAAGCTAATGGAAAATGCTAAAGTAGAGATAGCTTCGGCTTATGTTGACCCTAAGAACGCAGTTCTTAATCCAGAAAAAATAGATGGGTCATCATTAGAGCGAATGCCACAACCAACTGGTTGGAAGATTTTGGTGTTGCCTTATCGTGGTAAGGGAGCAACAAAGGGTGGTATCCTGCTAACAAAGGAGACTGTTGACAAAGAACAATTAGCGACTGTGGTTGCTTATGTGGTCAAGTGCGGTCCTCTTTGCTATAGTGATACTAAATATGGAGCGCCTTGGTGTAAGGAAGGTCAATGGGTATTGATTGGAAGATATGCTGGAGCAAGGTTTAAATTGGAAGATGGAGAAGAGGTTAGAATCATCAACGATGATGAAGTTATAGCGACAATCTTAAATCCAGATGATATAGTGAGTTTATAATGACAGAAGAACAGAAAGAACAAATACAAGAAGAAGAGATCCAAGTTAGTGTGGTTGAAGAGCCATCTAGTGCTCCTCAAGCAGAGGTTGCTAGTGAAGAAGAGCTAGACCAGTACACTAAAAAAGTTTCTAAAAGAATCAACAAAAAGAATCAGCAAATCAGGGCTGAAAAAGATAGAGCAGAGCAAGCAGAGCGAATGGTTGCTGAAAGAGATGCTGAAATTATGGCTCTTAGAAATCATAGTAGCCAATTAAATCAGAATTTATTTATTGCCGAAGAACAGTCGGTTCAAGCAAAAGAACAACAGGCTGATGAGCTGTATAAGAAGGCAGTTGCTTCTGGAGATGCTGAGTTAATGTCAAAGGCAGACACGCTTAAAAGCGATCTATCTATACAAAAAGAAAAGCTAAGAGTTGCTAAGAATAGGCAAACTGTGCAACAACAACAAGCTCAACAGCCGATTCAACCACAAATGGCTCAACAACAGCCACAACAACCAGCTCCTTCAAGAGAGGCGCTAGACTGGTCCGAGAAAAATCCTTGGTATGGCGATCAAGATGACCCAAGAAATGCAGAAGCCAGCCAGTATGCTTACTTTACTCATTTTAATTTAATCAACGAAGGCTATGAGCCAGATTCAAGCGATTATTATGAAGAGTTGGACACAAGAATTTTTAATGTTTACCCAAATGTGGGAAGCGATAAAAAAGCCAAAACAAAAGATGGTAGACCCACTGTGCAAAGAGTCACATCTGCTTCCGTAGGAAGTCGGCAAAAAACACAAGGTAAAAAGAATGGCGTGACTTTTTCAAAGTCAGAAGTAGAGCGTCTTCGGGGACTCAAACCATATAATATGTCGGAAGACGAATGGTTAAAAAGAGTTGCTAAAGAAAAACAACGAATTTCTCAAAGGGAGACAGCATAATGGATGACATGAAAAATGTAGACAATGCCAGAAACACGCGTGAATCCGAGACACACGATAAATTAGCTCGTAGAAAACCTTGGCGACCAGTAAGAAAACTAGAGACACCCCCACCACCTGAAGGTTATGAATACCGATGGATAAGGGAGTCGTATCTTGGTCAAGAAGATGCTAATAACATAAGTTATAGATTGCGTGAGGGTTGGGAGTTTGTTCAAGGCTCCGAATTACCTGAAGGCTGGGCATTTGCGACTAAAGAAAAAGGTAGACTAGCTGGCGTAGTACATAACGAGGGACTCGTATTAGCGAAGATTCCACTTGAAACTATCGAAGAGAGAAGATCCCATTATGAGGATACAACTCGAAAAGCTAATGAAGCGTTAGACAACACTATGTTTAATGACTCAGCTAGAGATGGTAGATATGTGAAATATGATGCTAAGAGGGAAACTCAAGTTACTTTTGGAAAAAAGTAACTCTTTAACAGGAGACTAATCTAATGGCAAATAAAGATGCCCCTTTTGGATGTAGACCTGTTCGTATGATGGGCGGAGCACCCTATTCTGGCGGTCAAAACCGATATAGAATAGCAAGTGGCGCAACGACACCGATATACCAAGGCGACTTGGTTACTCAGCTAACTGCTGGTGTACTCGGTAGACATGCTGCCTCTGGGACTGTTCCAATCGTAGGTGTGTTTAATGGTGTTTCTTATACCGATCCCACTACAGGCGAACAAGTCTTCAAAAACTATTATCCCGGCAGTATTTCTGCTTCGGATATTGTTGCTAATGTGATTGACGATGCTAATGTTGTTTTTGAAGTTCAAGCTGATGCTGCTTTTCCAGTAGCTGACTTGTTTGGAAATTTCGAAATAGTTGAAAACAGTCCTGTTGGCGACACTTACTCTGGACAATCTAATGTTGAATTAGATGTAACTACTGGTGCAACCACCGCTACGTTACCTCTGAAAGCGTTAGATATATCACAGGACCCTGATAACTCGGATGTTTCATCCGCCAACACCAATGTTCTTTGTGTGATTCAAAACCACATAATGGGGCAGAAAGGTGCTGGATTAGCATAGGTAATTAATCATGGCAATTTCAAGAGCACAATTAGCTAAAGAATTGGAACCCGGTTTAAACAGCCTTTTCGGAATGGAATACGATCAGTATAACCAAGAATACTCCGAAATTTTTTCTATCGAAGACTCGCAAAAAGCCTTTGAAGAAGAAGTGTTAATAATTGGGTTTGGTTCAGCTCCAACAAAAACTGAAGGCGGAAGTGTAGATTTCGACAACGCTACTGAAAGTTATACAGCAAGATATACGCATGATACGATTGCGTTAGCTTTTGCTTTAACCGAGGAAGCGGTAGAGGATAATTTATATGATTCGCTGGGCAAACGATATACAAAAGCACTGGCTCGCTCTATGGGTAACACCAAAGAAGTGAAAGGCGCTAATGTACTCAATAATGCGTTTAGTTCTAGTTATACTGGCGGTGATGGCGTGTCGTTAATCAACACATCCCATCCACTAGCTGGTGGCGGTTCTGCCGCTAACAGAGCAACAACAATGGCAGATCTTAATGAAACTTCATTAGAAGATGCACTTATTGATATATCAACCTTCACAGATGATCGCGGACTAACAATATCAGTACAAAGTTCAAAACTTGTGGTTCCACCACAATTGACCTTTATTGCTGACAGAATATTGAACAGTCCTTTAAGATCTGGAACAGCAGACAACGACATTAACGCTATTAAGAACACTGGTGTTCTTTCTGGTGGTTATACTGTCAATCATTATCTGACTGATCCAGATGCGTTCTTCTTGCTTACATCTGTAACAGATCAAGGCGAAGGGCTTAAAATGTTCCAAAGAACAGGTATGGAAACCAACATGGAACCAGATTTTTCAACTGGTAATATCAGATACAAAGCTAGAGAACGATATAGCTTTGGCTGGTCTAACTGGCGTGGAATCTATGGTTCACAGGGAGCTTAGTTTGAAGTCGTAATACACTTTATCACTCAGTATTATATTAAAAGGGCTCT